AAGATAGCATAGAAAACTATTTCTATGGTAATTATGATTGGGTTGTTTATCATAAAGACTTATCCTCAGATAACTACGTGGGATTAAATTCCTCCTCGTCTGAAACGTCCCACGATGGCTATTTGATTAGCAGCGGGTCTAGTAGTGTCAGTTTTGGAAACGATATGACGAGTTCAAACTTGTTTATGAACGCTGATGGTAGCCTCGGAGGTTACACGGCTGACACCTACGTAGCCTACCTATTCGCCAGCGTTGCCGGTGTGTGTAAGGTGGGTAGCTACACGGGTACTGGTGTTGCTGATGGTGCTTTTGTTTATACAGGTTTTCGTCCTGCATTTGTGATGGGAAAAAGGAAGGGTTCCGGTGGTTGGTTTTTATGGGACAACAAGCGCGGCCCTGAGAACGTCATAAACAATACCCTTTACCCTAACACCACTGCTGTAGAGTCAGGATCAGGCGGGATCGTGGATTTCACGGCAAACGGATTTAAGATTAGGTATGGCACTGGGACAGATTACAATGGATCGGATACTATTATCTACCTAGCAATGGCAGAATCACCCTTAAAATACGCAAACGCAAGGTAATCACATGGGATACAAAACATCAGACGGTAGGAACCTACCACTAGACCGAGCTTTCACGCTTAATGACATTAGCTACCCTGCCAACTGGCTTCGGGTTGCATCGGCAGATGATAAAGCCGCCATCGGCGTTGAGTGGGTGGACGCACCGGAACTAAAGTTTAAGGATAAGAAGTATTATAATAATACAGTATCCTCTGAAGGCGAAGTGACCAGCACTCCGAAGGACTTGGATCAAATAAAGGCTGATCGTATCGGCTACGCCAAGCTGACCGCTAATGCTCGGCTCTCCGGTAGCGATTGGCAGGTGATCGCCAAAGCTGAACGGGGTCGGGAGATTCCTGAGGATTGGGCAGCGTATCGTACTGCGGTGATTGCAGAGTGTGAACGCTATGAGGCTGAAGTTGCAGCCGCAGATTTTGAAGGTATTCAGAAGGTTCGTGAGAACTGGCCCCTGAATCCTGTCGAGCAAGCAGAGAAAGACAAGCGGGAAGCTGAAGAGCAAGAATTAACCAATAACCCACAATAATAATAATAAACATTATGGCTAAAACAAAAGTAGGGGCGCGAGCCAAACTAATGATCTCAAAACTTGAGAAACGACTTAAACCTTCGGCTGGTCGTAGAGCACCCACTGGGGTCGACCGACAGCGTATCTTAGCTCAAATTGCTGCCTTACGGAAAGAGGGCAAAGCGGCTGAAGATGCTGGGGCAGCAGCGCGTAAAAAAGCTGCTTCAGAGAGGCTTACGCGGGAGAGCGACAGCGCACACAACAGAGTAGCCAAAGGTGACTTCTACGGTGAAAGCCCTCTTCCCGGAGCAGGCGACGTTGGCCCTAAGGCGCTGGCGGCACGTGATAAAGCGCAACGAGACTCATTAGCAAGGGCTAGTCGAGGTTGGGGTAAGAGAAATCGTCCGAAGCATCCAGATCAAGGAGAGATGGGCTCACACAGCCTATGGACTACTAGCAAAAACCCTGGCAAAAGGGGTAGTGGATCCAAAGAAAAGTACCCATCAAATCTAAGGACAATCGAGGAAAAGGAAGACGCCCGCGAAAATAACAAGAAGCGTAAAAGCCGCAGGCTAAATAAGAGGGCAAAGCGCCGTCTTTTAGGCAGAGCTAAGAAAGATTACAGCGCCTAAATGAAGATCTTTAATCTAGATGATCTAAAGGTAATTTTCGCCTCCAGTACGGGGATCGGAAATTGGCTTATAGAGATAGATTTACTGCTGAAGGTGGCGATAAGTTTAGCTTCATTGGCATACATTCTATTGAAGTGCCGTGAGCTAATACAGAATAGAAACAACAATAAGGAAAACTAACTATATTATGAAAAAATCCGGTTATCGTACTACTGAGTTCTGGCTCTCAACCTGTGCCGTTTTATGCGGTTTGTTGTACGCCAGCGGTGTAATTGCACCAGAAGGTACTACAGGGATCGAGAAGGCAGTGGCTTTTATTGCTGCTGCGTTGAGTAGCCTTGGTTATTCCACAAGCCGTGGTAACGTCAAGGTTGCTGAGATTGAAAACAAAGTTCAGTAATGATTAGTGAACTCCTAGCCGCTCTTAAAGCCGTTCCTCACATACTTTCTGCTTTGGAGCGGCTAGGGGATATTCAAACGGCCCAAATGGCTCAACAACGAAAAGATGAAAAAGATAAAATGGTTAATGATCTTATTGATGCTGCTCGGGAGCGTAGGTTGCGGCGTAACAGTGAAGCTAAACGGGTTTCAGGAGATAGCGGAGAGGAACCAAGTGGGGATGGAGGAAGCAACGGCAACGCCTGAGGGTGCTGAACTTGTGCGACAGCTTGGTGTTTATATTAATCAATTAGAACAAAAAATAGAAAGCAAACGATAATGCCAGAAAAACACGGATATGTAAAAGGTGGCGGTGGTGGCAGTAAGAAACTTACCAGCGCACAGAAAAGACTTCTCATAAAGTCTAGACATAAGACTTGGGCTGAATATCGAAAAGCAGGTTATTCTACTAGGGAGATTCAGCAGATGATTGATGGTGGAGATATTAGATTCGATAAAGAATACGAACACGCTGGTTTCCGAAAACCCGGAATATCGAGTCCATACCGACGAGAAAACTCCGATATGAAGATGAGGTATGCACCTGGTAAAAGAAAAATTCAAATTCAAGAGAGGAGTCGTAAGCAAAAACGATGAGCGCAGAGATTTCCGAAGAAGTACTAAGTCAGATCCACGAATCCTTGGCCAAGGAACTCTTAATTAGGATTCAGGAGGGTACGGCTACCCCTACTGACCTTAATGTGGCTCGACAAATGCTTAAGGATAATAATATAACAGTTACGCCGGCATCAAATTCACCGCTTGTGAATATTCTGGACGATTTACCATATGATGAAAAAGGGACAATCATCAGATCAGAAACAATCGAGATTCCAAAGGTTCAGGAAGGCTAACTGGACATATAGGTGTTTGGACTCTTGCCGAGCCAGTAAAATACCTTTTGATAAAGAAACAGTTAACAAAGAATTTCTTCTTAATCTGTGGGACGAGCAGGAAGGACTATGTTTTTGGACACGAGTTCCCATGATTCAAGAAACCCCAAACCCACGGCATCCCCAGAAAGTTAGTTTAGACCGTGTGGATTCCGATAAACCTTATGAAGCTGAGAATATAGTTCTTAGCTGCTTATTTGCTAACTACGGTAAATCCTCAACCAACATCAGGACTTGGTTCACTTTTTTGAATCTTTTGAAGGATTCCCTAAATCCACTTTCCTGTAGCCAGCATCCCACAAATGTTTCGTCAGGATTGCTGCTGTCTCCCATACAGCCTCCTCATCCCAATAAGAAGAAGGCTTAGCTTGATGCAAAAGCTCATGAATGAGGGTATCCAAGTACTCCTTGGGAGGTACTCTAGGATCAATCTCTATAAGCCCGTCTGGATGGGCCAAACCCCAAGCTTTATGCCTTCGGAGTTTCCTCTCCTTTATGCGTATCCTGAATGGCCTTCTTTGGCCCTCAGAAGCGTTCTCAGACGTTTTCTTCCCCATGATGTCCCTAAGTACCCAAACACAATAAACACTCTCTATGCCTAAACCTAAAGAACAGTCTATAGACCCCCGATTGAAGGACTTCAGGAACTTTCTGTTCCTTGTGTGGAAACACTTGAATCTCCCTAGTCCTACGCCGGTTCAAAACGACATAGCTCAGTACCTCCAAGATGGCCCAAGGCGTATTGTTATTCAAGCCTTCCGTGGAGTGGGTAAGTCATGGATCACTAGTGCCTTCGTTTGCCACCAGTTATTACTCAGGCCAGACCTAAACTTCCTTGTTGTTTCTGCTTCTAAGACACGCTCAGACGACTTTTCTACGTTTACACTCCGGTTAATCTCAGAAATGCCTTTATTGAAGCATTTGAAGCCTAGTGAAGACCAGAGATCGTCTAAGATAAGCTTTGATGTAGGCCCAGCTCCAGCAGCCCATGCTCCCAGCGTTAAATCAGTGGGAATAACCGGACAGCTCACTGGTTCACGGGCTGATATCATTGTGGCAGACGATGTTGAATCAGCTAATAACAGCATGACCCAGCTCATGCGTGATCGGCTGGGTGAGACAGTAAAGGAATTTGAGGCTATTCTTAAGCCATCAGGGCGTATTATTTTTCTGGGAACTCCCCAATCAGAAGAAACGCTCTATAATTCGCTTCTGGAGCGCGGTTACGAAACGAGGATTTGGCCCGCTAGATACCCCAGTTCTGTCCAGAAGATCTACGGAAACCGCCTAGCGCCCCTTATTTCCACCAACTTAGAAGAAGAAAGATCAGAAGCAGGAGATCCTGTAGACCCTGACCGATTCAATGAGTTCGACCTACAGGAACGGGAGGCATCCTACGGTAAAGCTGGGTTTGCACTCCAGTTCATGCTGGATAGCAGACTAAGTGACCTCGAAAGATACCCTCTCAAGCTTAGTGATTTTATTATTCACCCCTTAGACAAGGAGTACGCTTCTCCTAAGCTGGTCTGGGCTAGTAGCCCTGAGTTAATCATAAAGGATGTACCCAATGTAGGGTTCAGCGGGGATTACTTCTATAAACCTATGGAAGTCCTCGGTAATCATGAGAAATACACAGGCTCAGTACTGGCGATTGACCCCTCAGGACGCGGTAGAGACGAAACAGGGTACGCTGTGGTTAAAATCCTGGCATCTCAGTTGTTTGTAACAGAGGCAGGAGGGTTCAAGGGAGGGTACGACAAACAAACACTAGGGCAGCTCGCTAGGATCGCTAAAGACAACAAAGTCAACCGTATCATTATTGAGGCTAACTTCGGTGATGGAATGTTTAACCAACTCCTGAAACCCGTCTTATCCGAAGCTGGCTACCCAGTTACCATAGAAGAGGTAAGACATAACAAACAAAAAGAACTAAGGATAATAGATACACTAGAGCCGCTACTTAGTAGTCATAGGTTAATCTTAGATCCTAAGATTATTATTAATGATTATAACACACTCAGTCAAAGAGGCGGCTCAACTGCGGATAACCTTAGTTACCTCCTCATGTACCAGTTGTCAAGACTAACTCGTGATAAAGGTTCACTTAGGCACGACGATAGACTCGATGCACTGTCGATAGCCTGTGGATATTGGGTCGAACATATGGCTCAGTCTGTGGATGAAGCTGCGGCTGTACTCAAGAATGAAAGAGTCGAGCGGGAACTAGAGAGGTTTCTTGAGGGTGTCGCAGGTAGGAAACCTGTGGAGAACCTATGGGTTAATCTTTAGGCTGTCAAGCGGTTATCTGGCCTTCCTTTGTGAAATCTGAGGTTTTACCCTAAAAAATGTGAGGGGGTATGTACGCTCTTGGCGTACTCTATTACCCCCCGTGTCGTCGGCGATTCACGTTTACTCGACGACATCATTCACGCGCTTCAATTCCATCCGTACGGGCTTCTCAGGATTTTCAAAGGGTGGAGGGGGGCGGGATCCCCTACTGGTTATCACCCTGTCTTTGTCGTTATCTGTTTCATGCTACTATCATCTCTTATCATAGCTCCAGCAAGCTGGAGTCTATATTGTGAGCTGTTGCTTGCTTCAGTAATCCTTAAGTACCACCACGTTATTCCGCAAGTTCCTACGGAATAACGGTAGATCTCCAGTTACACTTCGGTATGCAACAGCAAACAAATTAATCCATCCGACATTACTCCTTGATTTCCTGTCGGGTCGACAGGAAAGACAAATGAAACATTTGTCAATTTCCCCTTGGGAAATACAAGGGCAATGCCAATGGATTAATTCGGAAGGAAAGAACACTCGTGTTCTCTCCTTACGGCTGCATGCAGCCTATCCTCTCTTCCTCCACAGTACAAACGACCAACCTTGGGTTGGCTTTCCGCGCTACGTTGGCGAGAAATCGAGGTAGCAAAACTCGCGCCAAGGGCAAGCCCTTGTCACGCCTTTTGCTGACCTCGCCCGTCAGTTAGGCGGCGCAAGCGCCGCTGTAAGAAGACTTCGCCAAGTCACTGCGCTCCTTGGCGACGGCTCTGGAGAGTTTCTCGCCACCGTTTTTAGTGAGCGCGAAAAGCCAACCCAAGGTTGGTTGCTAGCGTTCTTAACAATAACAACATATCAAACTATCATGTCTAAAAAAACTACTCAAAAAGAACAAATCGAACTCTTAATCCAAGCTAACAAAGAGATTCTCGAACGTCTCCAGAAATCAGAGGAGAACAGCGCTAAGCTGCTCACGCAACTCAATGAACGAGATCGACGCAGGGCGAACCCCAACAGAGTCTATCAGTGCAGCAAAGGTAGCAAGGCTGCTTACTGGGGTACTATCACGCTAGAGAACGACTTCAAAAAAGGACAAGAGGTATCAGTTACACTGTTCGATGCTCCTAATTCCAACAAAACATCCGCTGAATTCCCACAAGGGAAACAGGCTTACGGGGTAAGCGTCAGGCCGCACACGCCGCAGGCTCCAAAGAACGACGACATCTCTCAACCGGAATACCCATCCGATGAGGGAGTTCGGAATCCGATTGACGAGCGCGAAGAAATCCAGCGCGACGACACGATGGCTACAACGCACATCAACGGAGGTGAGGTTGCCTAACAACCTCCAACTTCCACCCGATCTCCGAAAGGAGGTCGGGCTTTTTTATTGCCAATGCGAAACCACGCGTTTACCGGCGACATTAAACAAGAGAACCCTCCCCATTTTTCTATAGTTAATGTCGTACAAGAGACAAATGGAAATAAACTCATTATAAAACAATAAACATGAAAACAATCGTACTATCATTATATTTAACGTGCCTCAGTTACACTCAGGCTGCATCCAATGTAACATGGGATCTAGTTGAGGCTATCCGACAGGTTGAATCCGGTGGACGTAATGTTACTGGAGACAATGGCATGGCTAGAGGTCAGTGGCAATTCTGGTCTATAGCTTGGAAAGATGTGAATCAATACAGGTCTAAGTTTAAACTCATGACCTACTCTTATGATTTCGCTTGGAAAGAGAATGTGGCTCGTGTCTATGCACATGATCTCCTTGAGATAATCCGCAGTCGATTCATCAAGCGACTAAACCGTGAGCCTTCAGTTTCAGAGCTATGGTGTATCTGGAATCTGGGCCATAAAACATACTTCGATAAGTACAAGGGTGACATTACTAAATGCCCTAAGTCTACCATTCGTAATGCAATGGTTATCGAAGCAGCACTAAGAAACAAACAAAAGTAACTATCATGAAACGAGATAACAAACTAGCAGCATATGGTTTACTTAGACCATACAACAATGAATCAAAAGGTGCAGTCTATGGTTACTCCTTATGGAATACAGGAGCTTTTCCTGTGGCTATGCAGGATCATAACTATAAACGTGGTGACAAGTCTGGCAATAAGGTCGTAGTTGAGTGCCTTAATGTTGACTATGAAACACTGACACAATTCGATTTCATTGAGAACGAAGGCATCATGTACAAACGAGTTGAAGAAACTATGTACTATGAAGATGAGTCCAGACCCCCTGAAACTGTATTTTTCTATGCAGGTATTAGGGACTACTGGAAGAAATACCCTATGACTCCGAAGATACCATCTGGTGATTGGGAAGAGTTCAATAGGCAACGTATTAAAAAACTCAGAGGTGGAGTTAACATGGAGTTGTACTCATGAGCGCTATAGATCATCTAACCGAGGAAAGGTTAATGCAACTAATGAAGGACGTAAGGGATATGTCCGAAGAAGATTTCATGTTTCTCATTAATAACATGGAAAACGACATCAAGAACAAAGTAAATAATGAAGAAGACCCACGCCAATTACAGCTAGTTCTTCTTAAAACAAATAATAAAGAACACGAACCAGAAATGGATAGCGCTGAAGATTATCAGCAATATCTAGAAGGAAAACAACAACAACAATAATAACTAACTATCATCATGATTAATATATCTCAAACTACTAAGAAAGAGCGGCGATTAAACCGTGAGGCCTTATTATTGGCAAGGCATCCGGAAAGTAACTTAGATGAGTACCCATTGCCTCCATTTGAATGGCTCATTAATTCTGAAAGGACTAGCAAAACCTTAGATCCTACTTCCGCATTAGCCATCCTGCTCAAAGGAAATCAAGCAGTCCTTAGGCAACTCAAGAGCTACATAGACGAAGCGTGTGCAAGATACGATTGGTTTTCTACTGAAGAACATACAAAGAGAAGGATAACAGCGCTTACTGAACGCTTGCCTGCACTTGAGCATAGAAGTCAACTTCTTAAGACTACTAAAAAGCGTCTCGAAACCGCTAAGTCAGTGCTAGAGCTGATCCAAAAACTGAAAAATGAAGGCGTAAAGCCAGCTACAATCGAAAAAATCTTCCGTGCAAAGAGGAAGTTCAGAGCCAATGTAAACCGTAAAAATAGAGATGCCGCTACTCTGGAGAGTAAGGTACAACTCTTCAAACAGAGATACGACAGAATGGAACCACGAGATGTTGAATCTAAATATCTTCCAGAGGGTCAAGCTGTTGGTATTGAAATAGAATGGATTGCACCTTGCCTTGAAAGAGATGGAGAACACTACCAAGATTCAAGGGATTTTGTTTACCCAAATCAGACTAACTTCAATGAAGGTATAGCACCATGGATCTACGGCACTAGCTGGGGTTACGATTCATCCATAGAAAACTTCGAAGAATATCAATATAACAGAGGGCAAGAAGCACGTATAATGCTTAAATATGGTAAATGGAAACGCCTTCGGGAACTTTGTAACTACATTGTTAGTAATGGAGGCGAGATTAACAAATCCTGTGGGCTTCATGTTCATCTAGATGTTAGAGACTTATCTAACCATGCTGTAGATACCCGATGTAAGCGTTTGCAATCAGCGTTACCTTGGCTTCTTGAACTAGTACCTACATCGCGTAGAAACAATCGGTACTGCCGACCTGAGTACTCCTCAAGTAATAAGTACGCAGCTATTACCACACACAACCTTCGCTACCGGAGGTCAATCGAAGTACGTATGCACAGTGCAACACTCAATGCTCAGAAGATCATTAACTGGGTTGATCTTCTACACTTCATTAAAGACAGGTACACACACCTACCTACCTTCGATAACTTCCTACAGTGTGAAGCGCCTTTTCATCTAAAGGAATGGGCAATCAACAGACGGACTAAGTTCGCAACACCTACAGTAGAATCAGCAGATACAGAATCAGAACAAGTAGCTGAAGTTCAGTAAACAACTAATAACAACAGAAAGATATACTATCATGTGTCAAATTATTGGAATCTCAGACATCCGAGGTCTGGATAAAAATCAAATATCTGCTTTAGCCTTATGTGCTAGAAAGCTGATGGAATCACAGAAATCTGGGTTTGGCTTTGCTTACTCAACTAAATCTAGAAAGAAAAAGAATCATACATACTATGTAGAAAAGTATGTAAATCCATCTCAATTCAAAGGAATTGGAACAGTAGGTGCAAGTAAACAGTACTTCCGTGATCTAGAAGGTGCTATAAACATACCTATGCTATCATCAGGACACCCTGACACACCTACAGGGCCGATGATTATTCATGGACGTACTGCTACTAATGAAGTCAACCTAACTAATACTCATCCATTTCGTAAGAAAGGCTGGGCTATGGTTCATAACGGTGTAGTAGAGATCGACCTTGAACCGGAAGACTTCGCTCCAGATAAGCCAGAAATGGATTACCTTGAGTTACTCAAAAGTAGATACAGTTCATGTGATTCAGAGTACCTAATCAATTCATACGCATTTGGTAAAGGTCATCACGATTGGTACGACTACATTGAAGGATACGCAGCAACCATGTCCATTGATCCTAACAATAACCTAATTATTGCAAAGGATGACAAAGCTAAGCTGTTCATCTCAGCTATACCGAAGCTTAATAACGCTTTGGTATTCTCTACAGTAGCTTCGTATCCACATAAGCTGGCTCAAGCTATTAATATGACTGCTACCTCAGCATTCGAAATGGAAGGTGAGCGAGCAATTCGTATAGAACCTAATGGTGGTGCTATAAAGGTTGAGAAGTTCAGCGCAATGAACCGAGTTAGTATCAGCCATAGCGCAGTCAATAGAGCACTAGGCTACAATGCAAGTCCATCCAAGAAATCTTGGAATAGTGACTCAAATACTTGGGTTAACGGTAAAAAAGTAAAATCATATTCTAAGACTGAGCAAGGATACTTTAACTCAGGATTCGGAAAATGAATGATGAAAATAAACTGCTAACACTACTACGATGTTTACTAATTATCGCTATACTATCTATTATTTGTCATCTTGCTATATCAAAAATAATGGACTTAATTGATACCGAAGATTGGAAAAATCAACGTAATAGACATAGAATATACGATCCCGTACGAAAGGAAGATAATGAAAAAGATTACATAATCCATAAGCCAAGGAGGCAATAGGAGACTAGGGCAACTAGGTAGTTTTTAGACATGAGCTACTTAGTTGCCCTTTTTT